TTTCTTTCTTATCTAGTTTTTTAGATGTTAGTTTCTCATAACGTCCTTGCATATAACTAACATATCGTTCAACAGTTTCACTCCACGTTTCTCTTCTGTTTTCTTTTTCAATCCATCTCGCATAACGAGATATTGCAATATAGTTTTGGTATTCAGTTGGTAACATAATTATTTCCCCTTTCTTTTTTTAAGTTTAATTCTATCATAACTATCTCTGTGTGTCAAGATAGCATTGATATGACTTCTTATAAATGTGGTTCTCTTTGATGTTAATATCTCAAGAGCCACCTTTCTCATATAGTTGGAATCAACATCAGCTAACTCACAAATATATTCAAAATCATCTTTCTTCTTACCATGCTTTGTAGTAAACCAAAGTATAGCTTCACGTTTATATTTACAACTTTCTAAATCATTAGAATCTTTTTGCGTGGCATCAAGCAATGCTTGTAATATAACTGCAAGAAATAAAGTTCTTTCAGCAGTTGTACTACTGATAAAATAACTTTCAACTGTTTGAAAAAAATTATCATATTGTTGCATCATACCAGTGTGTGGGAATACCATCACTAATTTTACAGTAATCAAAGTTGTGTTTATTACACCACCCTGCATAAGTCATAGTACCACCTTTGTTTAACTTTTTATTTGGATTATCAAACGCAAACCTTATTAAAATTTTAGGATTACATTTTCTAAAAAATAAATGTTTCTTTCTCATCTCTATAGTAAATCGTCCTTTAACTTCTATGTAAGTACCATTAGGTAATAAAAAGTCAGGGCAATAAGTTTTAGTTTCATGCCACTCATAACTATATTTATCATGTTCATATTTAACTTTTACTTTATTATCTTTTAAAAAGTTATAAACCTTTTCTTCTGAACCACTTCTAAACTTCATTATATATTCCTCATATGAAAATAGTTTCTTATGTGTAAACAAGTAAAGACAATACACATAATTAACATATAATAACTTGATGATAATAATGACCAAGTTATCCAGATAGCATTTGAAACCATACCATAGATGGGTGCATGATTATCTTTATTGCCATACACCCACACAGTAATGACTGCACTTATGGCAGCAAGTAATTCAAAAATACTAACCAATGTCATTTAATTCTACCTCAGGTACATCAGGTTTTTTAGCAACTTGTGTTAAGTATCTTGGTCCATTCGCATAGATAAATTTTCTAAGTCCTGTGCCATTGTTAGAATCTTTCCAACAATCAACTTTGTAAGAACAGTAGGAACAGCCAACGTCAAGTTTACGATTACCACTACTACCATCTGCAATATCGTCATAACACTTGCTAGGTATTTCATCACTTGAGACAACATCTTTAAGATGTAAGACCCTATCTTTTGCATTTATCATCTCCATATCGTGGACAGGCATTACACATATCCTACCACTCTGTTTATCTATAGCAAGAAAAGCTCCACCTTTTTTATCTTGTGCTTCAGCATAAGCTGATAGCTGAGAGATATAACCAAAGGGGTCATCCTTTAATAGTGAACGATTTGAAAACTTTTTAAATGAATATGCACTAGCTGATTTACAATCAGTAACGACACCATCAATCTCACAGTCTTGGTGTCCTAATACACCTTCAATCTCAAGTTCTTTCTGTTCGTTTTTAACTTCATGTCCTGCAGTTTTAGTCATTAATAAAAGTAACTCTTCAAGTATATGACCATAAGTAAATTTTATCTTTGCCCATGCAGGTAACTTTTCTTTCTCTACGTCTCTTGACTGATACCATACCTGTCTATCAGGTTTACCAATCTGAGACATTCTTAAATTATTATTCTCAGAATGTTTGTCAAACAACGACATAACTCCAATCTTTACATTTTCTGCAAAGACTTCAATATCTTTCATTGAAGGTTGAGTACCATCAGATATTGATTTGTATATGTCTTCAACTAAAGTATCAATCTTTTTCATACGAAAAAATAGGGGTGAGTTATTAGCTACACCCCTATCTGTAGGTTATTATTTAAGTTATACAGGTATTTCTGCAAACTCAGTTGAAGTAGAAGCTGTTACATTACCTTCAGGTATTTCTTTGAAGGCACTTGAAGCAGAATTACTTCCTTCGTAAGGAATAAGATTGACTACCTGAACTGCTTGTAAGTCAGCACTCTTACCACTTCTGTTTGTTGGCTTATGATTCCACTCATATGTTTTAAATAAAACATTTACAGTTGAACCATTACCAATCAAAGTATTTTGAAGAGGTCTTTTCATGTTATCCATGATGTCAGGTGCTTTGTTTGGACTACCATCTTTTCTTTTAGCTTTTCTTTTGATAGTAACAAAGTCTCCTCTTTCGTCTCCTTTGTTTTTAATTGATAGACCTTCAGTCACTGCAGACTTTTTATTTTCTTCATCAACTGCAAGGTCAATTGAGTAGACACCATCTTCATCAAACGTAGTGTTTGGTGTTACAACAGATGCCCAATAAGCTTTACCATTTAATACTGGCATATATGCTCCTTCTTTAAGGTTACTATAACTTCGTATTAACTACGAATATCTAAGTATATAATTATAATCTATAATAATATACAAGTCAACACATATTAAAAATAAATTTTAATTAATGTGTATCTGCCCAGCTAGAGCCAGTTTTAAACTCAGCATCTAGTGGGCATTTAAGGTTAAGCTGTTCAGTTGTTTCTTTAATTGACAGTTTCACAACTTCCCCCATACTTTGTATGTCATTCTTATTTACTTCAAACTGATACTCGTCATGTATTGAAGCTATAAGTTTAACATCCAAACCTTTTTTGTAAACATGTTTCATCATGTTTCTCAACCATACCTTACAAGCTATAGCACCTGCACCTTGTATGATTGTGTTAACTGCTTTATGTGCAGACCTAACATTAAATAATCTACCATCTAAACCTCTAACTTTACCTGATTGTGCAGCTTCTTCTACCTGACTTCTAAAAGATTTTAGTCTAGGTAATTCAGATAAAAATTTATCTATAAGTTTTTTACCTAAAGTTAAATCTTTAGAACCAACTATAGTTGAAATCTTTTTGGCTCCTGCACCAAATAGAAAGGCATAGATAAATGTTTTAGCTTGGTCTCTATCAGTTAGACCTGCCATGTTCATGTTCTTTGTATGTATATCTCCATTTAATATTTCATTTGTATAGTCAGGAGTGTCAATGTAATGTGCTAACATTCTCAACTCCAAACCTGATGCATCTGTTCCAAAGATAACATGCGTGTCAGGTTTATCTGTTGTCCATACTTCTCTACACTCTTTACCAAAAGGAGAATATGTAGCAGGTACTTGAGCCATGTTAGGCGAGTTATGGCTCATGCGACCTGATACACAACGCAAAGTAAGGACACGACCATGCACTCTTCCAGTTGTATTACTAACTTCATCCAACCATGAAGAGATTTGGGACGTTCTTTTTTTAAGTAATAAATACTTAGCTATAAGTTTAGCTTCAGGTATATTTGTTATCTTAGATAGTACACCTTCATCTACAATAGGTGAGTTCTTATCTGTAAACTTATTAGGTTTCCAACCTAACATCATAAGTCTTTCAGCTATTTGTTTTCTTGAAGCAAGATTAAATTTTTCATAAGAAACTTTAGTAAAAGGCACACCCTTTTCATACCCACGAGTTTTATTATTTACTTTAGGTACAAACTCTTCTTCTCTTTTTAAAGGTGGAAAAGTTTTATGTACATTCTTTTCTATGTCTTCAGCTTGGTCTTCAAGTTTAGCTCTTAACTCCATAGCTTTTTGTTGGTCTAAATAAAAACCATTCTTTTCTTGTTTGGAAACAATAGAACGAATATCATGTTCAAGTCTCAAAGAATAATCAGAAAAATTTTTACCTTCTAACTTTAGATGATTATAAACTTTGTGAGTTAATTCAACATCTCGTTTACAATATGTAAGCATTTCATTTGTAAACTTTGAGAAGTCATGAAACTCAATCTTATTGTAACCCAGTCTTTTACCCCAGGAATCTAAAGAATGTCCATTCATTCTCTCAGGATTGTACAGTTGAGACATTATCAATGTGTCTTCAATCTGGGGGAGTCTGATATTAGTTCTTGCTAGTCTATTCAGAACTGGTGCATCAAACCCTACACCATTGTGCATCACAATTTTCTCTGCATGTTTCTCAATAAACTTGGGAAACTTATCATAGCAATCATCACCCACAAATGCATAGTTATCACCTGACTCCATATTTCTAGCAACGATACAATAAATCTTTGTCGCATCTAAAGAATCTGTTTCTATGTCAACTACTATATTCATTATAGACTAATATACTCCTTAATTGTTTTAACATCAAATAGTTTTTGTAAACTAACCAGATACATACGAGATGCGTTATGGTCTCCACCACTAACTGATACTTTTCTTTCCAAAGAATCTATTATCTTTTTTAGATTCTCAGTTTTAAATACTAATGTAGCATACACATCTTCACCTACACACAGATTATGAAACCAGTAGTCAGCTTCAGTTGCATTAATACCTGATGGTTTACCATAGCATTGATATTCAATTGCAATGTTACCAGTTCTTTTCCAGACATCTCGTTCAGATTTAACTTCAATCTTTTTATCTTGTAACATTTCTTTTATCAAGTCTTCTCTAACTTTACCATAAGCAAGGTCAATGTCAAACTTCTTTCTGTCTTTTTTATTGGGTGTCAAATTCATCAGCACTCTCCTTAAAAGGGTTATCTATTTCTGACATTCTACCATTTTCAGAAGAATAAAGCAAGTAAGAAGCAACACCAGTTGTTCCTGCATATCTATTCTTTAACACTCTGATAGTAGAAGTATTCTTAGCTATCTCATCATCATCTTGTTGGTTTCTTTCCATGCCTATAACTGCATCAGACAACTGAGCAATTGCATGTGAACCACGTAAGTGTGATAAAGATACTTGTTTACCTTCTTCATGACCTTTATCATTATCAAGTCTACGTAGATGACAAGCAAGTAACATACCTATCTTTGTTTCATGACAAAGACTGCGTAGTTTAGTCATCAACATATCAATAGCTTTTCTTTCATTGCCATCATCTCTGCCTGAGATAATTAAACTTAAATGGTCTACAAATATCCATTTACAATCACAACCTCTAGCCATATATCGTATACGATTAATAACATCATCATCAGTCATTGAACCAAAGTGGTCAAATAAAACTAATCGTCTGTCACCTTTTAATTCATTAGACCATTTGCGTAAGTCTTCAGGGTTTTGTTTTCTCCACTCTTCAGGTTTGTGTAGTTCTTTGTCAGCATGAATACCAACAAGACCTCTAAATGTTCTTTTCTTTTCTTCCTCAAGAAATAATAAACCAATCTTATCTTTAGTGTTTTTCCATATATGATATACAAACTCACGTAGTAAACTTGATTTACCCATACCAGTGCCTGATGTAAGTGTAACCAACTCACCTACTCTCATGCCATAAAGTTTTTTATTGATACCTTCAAATGGATATGAACAACTTTCAACATCATCTTCTACCCATAAGTCATCA